AGTTTGTTTGCTTCTATTTTTGCTACAGCGTCAACAGCCTGTTTTGATAGCCCTGGTTGTTTCGCCATGTCTAACAAAATTCGTGGCGACACCCAACCGTTCTTTTTATAGAGTTCAGATACTTTTGCTGCTTGTTGCGGGGTTACTGTTGCTTGTATTTTTTGTTGGGCAGCGATGTTTGCTTGTGCGTCTTTGTCGTTGTTTTCTTCGTCAACAGGGTCGAATGCGCTGAGTCCACCTACCATTAGTATCCTTCACGTAGGTACGAGTCCAGCATGTCTGCGAGTTCTTCGCTTGGGTAGGCGGCGTATAGTGCTCTGAGTTCGTCGAGTACAGGGTCGCCGTTGCGTACACCTGCGTAGCCGCTCATCGGAGCCATTCTTCCTGGTCCGAATGGTGCGCCTGCTGTTACTGGTTCATCGGGGCGTTCTGTTGGTCGGTCTAATGGTCCGAATTGTCCTGGGCGTGGACGTTCAACTGGTTGTGGTTGTGCGACTACTGGTTGTGGTTGGGGAGCCATTGGTACTTGTTGTTGTGCTGCGATTTGTTTTCCTGCTTCACCGTAGGTTTGTCCTGGTGCTGCTTTTGGTGCAAGTTTTTTTGTTGGGTTCCGTAGGTCGGAACGGTTCGGGTATTGTTTTGCCATTAACCTAATCTCCCTGCGAGGCTAAGTACACCACCTGGTGTCCCTGGTTGTGCTGATGCTCCTGCTTGCGGACCGCCAAGCGATGCGAGTAGTCCTTCGATTCCTGCTGGTCCACCTTGTTGTGGTGCTTCTGCACCCATTCCTGGTGTTGCTAATCCTGGTTGTGCTTCTGGTGAGCCTGCTGGGACTGCTGTTGCTTGACGTTCTTGTGCGCGTTCGTTTGTTCGGCGTACCGCTTCGTAGAGTGGGACGTTTTCTTCTACGGTGAGTTTCGTGAGGTAGGCAAGGTCGTCTGGTTGGTATGGTCCGCTGGGGTCGGCTGCTTGTGTTTGGATGCTGGACAGGAGTGCGGCTTCCATTGATTCGGCTGTGATGCGGTCTTTTTCTAGTTCTGGGTCTGTGATTAGCGGGTCTGCTTCTCGTGCGGATTCTTTTGACATTAGCCCTGTGCCGAGTCTTTGTCCGAGTCCTACGATGAGTCCGTTGACGTCTGCGCCTGATGACGGATAGTTGACGTAGTGGAAGTCTGTTTCCCAAACTTTGTTCGGTACGTAGTCTACTTTGCCTACGCTGTTTCTTCCTGCGATGAAGAACGATTTTTCTTTCGCACCCCAATATGCTTTTTCGATTGCGATAGCAACTTTGTCTTCTTCCATTAATGATTGTGCGAAGATTGCTTGGGCTTCTTGTACACGGAAGTCAACGGTTGCTGACAGGATTGATTCGCCTCTGCGACCAGTACGTATGTTTGTGCCTGATTCGCCACCGAACTCTGCTGGGATTGCGCCTTCTAAACGTTCTTGTCTTTCGAGTCTGTCTAGTGCGACGTCTGTTTTGTAGCCTGGGTTTGTTTGGAGTTGTTGGATGTCTCCGCCTTTGACTACTCCTAGTTGTCCTGTTTTGCCTTCTGCCATTTGGATGATTTCTGGGTTTTCACCTGGGCGTGCTACAAGGTATTCGTCTGGGAAGATGCCGCGTTCGATAGCAATTTCTGTGAGGGCTTGTAGGCGGGCGCGTGTGTAGTACATTCCCATTACTCCGTCGAATTGTCCGCGTGGCATGTCGAGTGAGATTCGTTTCGGGATGATTACTAGCGGCATGTTTGTTCTGTTTGGTATGCGTTCTAGTTCGATTACTTCGATGCCTGCTCGTTCTGTTGCTGTGAGGTTCGCAGAGTTTTCTGCGCCCATTACACAGATAACGATTTCGTCGGCGTCAACGTATTCAAGTATTTTGTATTGGGTGTCGAAGCGGACTTTGCCCATGCGGAGTTTGCCGACTACTTTGTCTGCATAGTTGTCTATCAGCCAGTTGTATGGTTTCATGTAGGTGAAGATGCAGTCTTCTGGGATGAGGTCGTCTGGGTCGTCTGAGAGTGCAGGGTAGGTGTCTAACGGGTTTCGTACCGACCATTTTGGTACGAGTGTTTTGAAGTCTGGTTTGATGATTACTGGTGCTGACGAGTAGGCGAGTAAATGGCGTGCGCGTCGACGCATTTTGATATCCATTTTGTTTGTATCCCAGATGGATAGCATTGCTTTGCGTCGGGTGCGTGATTGGTCTTTGCTGCGTTCGTTGCCTTCTTTGATTGGTGGGAAGTATGGCATCGGCATTGTTGATGCGACTCGCATCGATGTTTGGTCTAATCCTTGTACGAGTAGGTTCGCTACGTTTGTTCGTGCGTTGCGGTCTAGTTCTGATAGTGGTACGATTACGTCACCGTTTGCGAGGTCGCGGACTCGTCGCATTTGTGCGAGTACAGGTCCTTGTGTTTCTTCTCGTGAGTTGTATAGCGAAACTATTTGTTCTACAGTTTTCATCCAGCACGCTTTCAATTTTTTAGACGTTCACCGTCTAATATACACTATTTCAGCAACCAACTTGGACGCCATTGGCGTGGCGGCAGTTTCATGTTTGTCAAGTTGGGGAGATTGAGTACCGCCATCCATAATGCCATCACGATGTCTGTACCGTTTTTTTTGTCGCGGGTCCATTTTGCGAGTTCGTCTGCGGCTGCCAATGTTTTCCAGTTCGCACGCATTGTCGGTAAACGTACCGCACCTGAACGAAAAAATGGTGGTAGTAGGGCTTCTACTCCCATGTTTTCGTCGAGTGTGTTTCGTGAAGTGGTGTGTGGTAGGACGTTGACTCCGCGTAGTGCTTGCCATTTTCTTACGAAGTCGTGTGCTAACAGGAATCTTTGGGCTGCGTTGATTTCTACTATCCAATGTGATATCGGGTAGCCGAGTGCCATTGACCTGTTTTGCCAGTCTTCCATGATGCCTGAGTATTGGCTGGTGGTGGTGTTGTATCCGAGGAGTTCTTCGGCGGTGAGTTTGACACGCTCAATATCAATAACGTAATACAGATTGGTTGTTGGTTGATACAGTATCCATATCAAAGCCCAAAACTGGGTGGGTGACGGGTCTACTGCAACTATCGAAATAACTGGCGGAACCAACCCAGGCGGAATAGTTCCATGTTGACGTTCACTATCAACACAACCCTGATATAAAACACCGTCTGTTCCTACGCCGCCTGTTATCCAGGTGCGGTCTATCAGGTATGTGTCGCCCGCTAAATCTTCTTGTTGATAAATTACCCTAAATTTTTCGGGGGAGTTGTACCGCAGGTACGATAAATCTTTCCACGATAACCGTTTAGGGTCGAGTAGAGGTCCGTTAGGGTACGCGGGGGCAGAGGTTTTTCGTGAAGCAGGACCACTATCCAACTCTGGGTAGTATGCCTGATAAATAATGTGTTTATATTTCGATGACTTTGTGGGTTCTTTATTTGCAACGTGTTCAGGCAATGTAACATCAGACCCATCGTAGTCTTCTTCCTCGACATCATAAGTGACTTTCGCTAAACAATGCGCGTATAGGTCACCTGAACCGAGTCTTTGACCGATTACTGCCAGTAAACCGCCTGGGTCGCAGCGTGCTTCAGCCATCGAATCCCATCTTTCCAACAATTTGTCGCGGGCAACAGACTCCCGACAGTTCTCAGTAGATGCAACGTCGTCAAACAAACATAAATCGGCGCGATGACCAATAAATTCGGCGTCAATACCATAGGCTCTGACGGTTGGTTCTTTGTTGTCTAGCCCGTTGCCGTCATATTGTTCAACAATGAACTCGTCAGCACGCCACAAAGCACCCTTATCAGACGGTTTGAACCTGCCATAGTCGATGGAGAGGCATCCTTCGGCGTTAACAGCCAAACCTTTCTTCACCAACTCAGGGTCAGGCTGTATAGGTGCAGGTCTTTCCAGGGTTTCACGGATACGCCGCGAATACTGTTTAGCCATAGCCTGCGAAATTGAGCCAATCATCACACGAATAGCCCTATTACGAACAATCGCCCACACAGCCACATCATGAAACAACGTAGATTTACCCGCACCAGGTGGCACATTCAAAACAACAAACTCTTTTTCTTCAGCCTCCAACAACTCGACAAGAGTCACCGCCGCTTCAACCTGCCACGGCGAAGGAACACGCCCCAAATAGTATCTCCTAAAAAAATCGAAATCCTCCAAACCCCTTTTCGCTTCGGCACACAACCTATCCAACGGGACAGCGGGCGGCAACTCGGCTGCCGCAACCAAATCATTATCCGCATCCCTTTGCATCCCACCCTGGTCACGAACATGTTTCCTGACATCAAACTCGGCAGCCTCACGCTTAGCCTGCGCCAACTTCGACTTCTTCAACCACCTCGACCCAGTATTCACATGAATACCCGCAATACGACAAGCATCCAAAATAGTGGAACCC